GTAGGTTGGTCCGCCCCCCCACTTAAAGATTTCGGGCTGGTTCCAGATTCTAAATGCATTAATGCGACCATAACCGCTGGACCGGCTGGGAAAGGATAACTGATCGCTGAAATAGAGCGTTGAGGAATCGGGTCGTACTGTCACTCGCTACTACAGATGTCCACACATGTGTTGTGACACTTACACATGATACCGTAGCAGTACGTCTATACCCCCCTATCCAAAACCTTGGGATTACTCTTAATTCAACAAACCAGTGAGATGGCTCGGACACGCGTCCTTATTGTAAAGGAGCTGCGGCTTCCAAGTTGGTCGCAAGGAGAGGCCGCCACGCTATTGGCGATAGCCGCAAAAGATAGTTTCCACTTCGACAGTAACAAGTGCAGCGGGGTCGCCGCTACCCACATTGTTGCCAATCCAAAACTGTGACACACCCATCTGTGGTGTGGACGTTACCGAACCATCACCGTACGTTACTCTCCAGTCATTATAATAATCCGTGGGTGTGACGACAAACGACCCAACTCGACCAGGCGATGTCTCAAGCGTATGCACAGCATTCGCCACATCAGCCAAGTTAGCTGGTGGTCCAGCAGACGACGACGCCGTAGCCTCGTAGTTTGCGATACCAAACCCCTCTTCCGTAAGGGGCGTTATCTGCCTCATTTCAAGTTTCAACCGCTTAATCAAAAAGCGGGAATAGATTAGAGAGAGAGAGCCAAACCCTGCGCAGAACGTACTCATATACAGTGTGGAACCAGAAGTGGTGCCATTACCATACACTAACGCTACACGAGATTGAAACTCTGCAGTATTGTAGGCGATGAATGAAAACTTGAAATTGGCAGGGACTACATCATTTGTAGGCAGGGGGTACCGCGAAGGTAGCCCAAACCGACTAATGACGTTGTCACCAACAAAATTCTGTCGTTTCTTATTCTTTTGCGCAGTTCGCTGCGCGCGCATCGAAGCGGTTTTACGTGGCATGGTGGACTTGATATTAAACTTAATTTTCTGTATTCAATATTAACCCTGGTTCAAGTTCAAGGTCCTCCCTGCAAATTCCTCGACCACTCACAAGATCCGTGAGTGAGAGTACTTCGTAATACCGCTCCATCTCTTTTTGTACATCGGGCAAAACTCCAAAAGCGTAGTAATATGAAACACGTGCTCTGGCATCCACCTTGCCTGCACTAAGATTCTCAATACGCTGCCCCATTGACTGATTGCGGAACACCTCCGCTACTAACCTCTCACCTGCGTCGACACCCTCACGCTTAAACACACCATAAAAAGCATGTTGCACCGGAGTGCCAGCTGCGAGTTGCAAACCGCAAGTACCAACTGCGTCCAACCATTTCCTATATACTTTGTCATTGGGTACGCTCAATAGACACATTGGGTCCTTGGTGAGCACAGCCGAGTGATTTCGGACCATGCGCCACCCGGACGATAGTTGGACGGGGTGAGTTTGACAGAATTCGATTCGCTCGAAAACATCAACCGGTTCTTCCACAGTCATAGAAAACCCCTTACGCTTAAACCATTTAGGCAAGCTAGTCATAAACTTTTGCAGCATTGTGCGTTCCATCATCACCACACAATCATCTCCGTTATTGCACAACTCCACATCGACACCGCGTTCCTTGGCGTAAGCATATACCAACGCACACATTAGGAGGCAGTTGCCGAGAGAAGTGTTTAAATCTCCAGAAGACCGTGTACCATGCATTTCGAACTTCACTGTGCCGTCACTAGCGTAAGCGACACCTTTATTCACCAATTGCCAATCGAGCAACTTCTTCAGCATCTGTGAGCCAGGAAACAGAGCTTTATAGAAGGAGTGCTCATATCGAAGGGCAGTCTGGCTAACGTGCATGTCAAACTTACTGGCATCGAGGCCCACAGCAACAGGGTCAACAAACACGTCCCACTTAGCGCGCAAAATCTGCGCAGAACGGTCCGCATTGAATCCCTTAATCACCGTGGCATCAGTACGATTACCAAAAGCTTTATTGACAGACACAAAATAGTGATGTTCAGCATGTTTGATGAAGCGTCCAAGTTCTAAATTGAAACGCGCGCTGCGAGGGTTGATGACTCTCGGGGCTTTATGTACATCCTGTTTCTCAAACTTTACAAATGAAGTCAGACGAGCATCTGACTCATTCAGTGGCTGTTTACAGAGACTGCTATGTGCAGCCTCATACACCCTACGTTTTGGCCCGTTATAGCGATCAACAACTTGTTGTCGAGTAAGACGGGGCAAGGCAGGCATATCTTCGATCACAACCGATCGGAACTCTTTAAACCAACCACTGGCATAAGCTTGAGGTTTGACATCAAAGGCCGGGCGAAACGAATCTCCATCCTTGCAAAGGAAATACCGTTCCACGAACGCCCGTTCAATGGTGTCAACGTTACTATTATAAACACCCAAATTGTGTGATGGGCCAAACCCGGAAGAAGCAACAAACTTACGGGTTTTAGAGGGCATCCCATTCCTGCGCGCACACAACTGGCCACGACATTCGGTACGTACTCGCTCTAATAAAAGAGGGTCGACCTGAGTGTCGCAACCGCGCACAGTAATTGGGCACCCCTAGCAGGCGCGGACAGACTCCCGAAGTCCATCGACCTCGAAAGCCCACCGCATCCACTTAGGGAGACGGGTGCGGGTTAGTGCCAACTCATCAAGCAATGTTTCCCCAAACAAAGCATTGAGCACGAATTGTTGATGCGACACAATGTCCACATCACGCACTTTCATTCCGCGAGCCACTCGCAAGTATTCGCGTTCGGCCAAAAGCATGTTGGCATCATTAGGTGCCAACCTACCTAGTTTGCTGCGTAGGTGGAGTGCCATAGAAGCTGCAAATTTCGGTACTACACACGCCGGTAGGACTTCAACTTCGGCAAGTCTCAAAGGATCAACTCCAAGCTTGCTAAAATATCTATCCCACTCAGCACATGAGCGCTTTACGTGAGCATTGGCCTCACGCAATGCATTGAATTTTCCGAGGTCATAACCCGTCTCATTGAAGACAGTAACCATCGTTTGTTCAACGCAAGTGTCCCGGTTGCCGTAACCCATGTGATCACGCATGGCTTCACGGACATCAGAGCGGATACGTTCGTCCGCTCTGTACGCCTCTACCTCACTTCCTGAGAAGCAGCAGAGGGTTTGGAGAACCGGGCTCTCCATAATCATTACTCCAATAGAACGCTTGAACCGTTGCCAGGTGGACAGCCTGGGGAGACTTGGGGCAACAGCATGGAGCATGACGATATAAAGGTTAAGGTAGTCTAC